GGTACTTTCAACAGTGCCGGAATCACTGACGCTTCAAAGGCGCAGGCAATCCGGGGCATTGCAAAGAAGTACCTGTCCGGAACGATCCTCATGAAAATGGGGGTCAACCTGAGAAGCGGTATCACGTACATCGGAGGTGACTGTTGTGAATCCGAACTATGTTGACACAATCACTATCTGGAACTGCCTCAAGGGCGCGGACAATCCAGCGGGTACGGGCGACGTGTGGTACAAGCGCGAAATAGAAAAGTGTTTTTTTAAGTGTGTAACGCAACAGGTCAACAGTGGGTTTAATTCGCAAATGGCGGGCGCGTACACGTGTAGAATCCCTGCCTCGGTCTTGTATCTTTCTTATGCAAAGTGGGTGGCAAAAGCCGCAAATGTGCGGGCGAACTTCTTTACAATGCACAATGACGATATTGTGATTTTAGACAGCTCTACGGACACCATAACAAACGCATCCCCGAATACTTCGGCACAAATCCTTGCAAAAAACAAGCCAAACGCTTTTAAGGTAACAGCTTGTGCAGACAATTCAAGAGGGATTGATCCGCATTACAGGTTGGGTGGCTGACATGAAGATCGATTTCAAGTTTAACAAATTGGAAAAGACGATCATTGAAGAAACGACGGGCGGCGACAAAACGCTGCTATTCATGGCAAATGAAGCGCGAAAGTTGATGCAGCCGTATGTGCCGGAACTTAATCACATCCTTGTCAAAAACGTTTCTACATATGTTGAAAAGGGTCAAGGGATCATTGAGTACAAATCACCTTATGCGCGGTATCAGTTTGGCGGTAAAGTCATGGTTGGTAATGCGCCTAAATCGGTGACGGACAGAAACCTGCACTATTCCAAACCGACAGCCACATCACACTGGGACAGGGCAATGCTGGTCGCTCGCAAGGCTGATCTGACAAAGGCGGTACAGAACTACATCAAATTGAGAGGGGGCTGATTATGAGCAAGCATGACATCATGAAGGCTTATTTGGAGCCTCAAGTTTTGACCGTATCAACCAACGTCCTGAACTTCAACGCCACAACCGACATCCCTGACACAATGGCTTTTGTTACGCAGTACGCTGACAAATGGGTCAAGAGGTACACCAGAAATGCAGGTGTGAAAGAGTACGGTTTTGCAATCATCATCACAAAAACACATTCGTCTGCTACGGATGACCTAAATCTACTGGCTATGAATATGGCCGATGCTTTCGGGGCATGGATCGACGCGCAGAACACCGCGAAGATATTCCCTGATTTCGGCGTGAAATGTCAGGCCAGAAAAATCGAAAGTCTACAGAACATGGCGAACTTAGCAGAAGTAAATCTCGAAACCTGCACCGCGAGATACATGTTGCAGTGCAAAGTCACATACTACGAGGAGGTATAACATGCTTTTATCCACACTCATGACCGGCATTACGCCGAATCCCGCATTCACCGGATGGTCAACCAATGACGATATGGTGCTTGCTATTGATCTGGACCCGACAGCGGTCATCCCGACAGCGGTCACGGCTTATGCTGTGGTCGAAATCGGTATCAGCGGACTGGATGCACAGCTCAATCCCATTATGTCGGAGAAGAATTACATCCGCGCCGGTCAGTCGTCTATCAAGACGGGCAACCAGCGGACGTTCAAGCCCGCAGGAGATCGCTACATCGGCGACGCGGCACAGGACTACATGCTCAACTTCTTGCGCGCACAGGGTAAGGGGAACGCCTGTATCACAAACTATGTCTATTTCAACATGCTTACGGGCGTGGGCGAAACTGGACAGGTGTCTATTGTTGTCAACTCCGAGGGCGGCGGCGCTGCCGGAGAGAGTTCTGCATTTGATATCGATCTGAAAAAGGTCGGTTCTTCTCCTGCTACATATTCGTATGTTGCCGGTGCGTATTCCGCAGTTGCTCTTTCGACAATCGTTCCTGCCGACGGTGCTCCGTCCATTGCTATTGATGCTTCCATTGTCATCACGTTCAACAATGCCATTGCTGAAAATGCGATCGCCCTGTTTGACGGTACAACTGGGAATGTTGTTGCTTGCACTGCCGCATGGGATGCAACGAAGAAGATCATCACCATTACACCCGCTGCTGATCTGACTGCCGCAACATCTTATATCGTATCGGTTGCCGGAGTCGTTGACGTGTACGGTCAGGCTCTTGCTACGGTCGGAAAGAACTTCACTACCGCTTAATCCAGGACGATCAAAACGGGCGGGGTCGAAAGGCCCCGCTTTCCTTTAAGGAGTAACGGTCATGAAATCGGGAGCGTATAAAGAGAATATTAAATTGGATAATTTCAAAATGTCTATTGCAAAAGTAGATTTATCGGGAACACCAGGAATTCAATATAAATGGATGGACAATCAAAATAAACCAGTAGCTGAATTTACAAGCTTTGACTGGTGGGATGGAAAAAATATAGAGAATCTCAGAGTGAATGATAACTATAAGAAACAAGGATTATCTTATCAGATATTAGATTATGCAACAAAAACAATAGGCTGTAAATTTTTAGCCGTAAACAAAGATAATGAAGTAGCAAAGCATGTTTATGATAAATATGGATTTATCGTTTCAGAGGAAGATACAAATAAATATTACATGAAACTTAAAATAAGGAGAAAATTTTTATGACTATGAAAATTAACGAAGTTGACTTTGAATTTGATATTTTCGACATTGACCAGTCTGAAGCATATGAAAAAGCTATTGAGAATTTCGATCTGGAAGAAAAGGCACTTATTGAAGCAAAGGCAACGGAAAAGATGTCCGCAATGAATCGCTTCATGATCAGCATGTTCCGTACGTTCTTCAAGACAGCTACAGGGGTTGACGTTTTGGCTACTTGCAAAAACTCCAATGCCGCATCAGAGGCATATTACGACTTTATTACAGCGGTCGGAAAACAGAAATCATATGTCGTGGAGAAGTATGATCCTAAACGGGTGAGATAAATGAACATTCTGCTTGATGCACTTCCGGAATCGGTCGAGATAGACGGTGCTGACTACCCTGTCAATTGGGGGTATCGAACATTTATTCTTATTGAGATCTGCATATTTGACACAAAGATATCCGACAATGTACGGCTTGCAACCGCAATGAATTACTTTTATGTCGACGTTCCTCCGGATCCCTCACAGGCATTCGAAAAAATGATGTGGTTTTATCGCGGCGGAGTCGAGGAAAAGAAAACAAAGAGTAAGGGGTTGAATGCAAAGCGTTGCTATTGTTTTGAGCAGGACGCGGCTTATATCTATTCAGCATTCAAAACGCAGTACAATCTTGATCTGAATGAACTGTTCAGCAAGGACCTGCATTGGTGGAAATTTAAAGCCTTGTTCGAATCCCTTGATGATGAATTGAAAATGTCAAAGATCATGGGCTATCGACTCACGAACACAACCGGCATGGATAAAGGTCAAAAGAAGTTTTACAACGAAATGAAAAGTCAGTATGCGTTGGATGTTGAAACGAACGTCGACAGTAAAATGGCATTGGCAAAACGAAACGCGGATATGCAGAAATATGTCAGCAGAAGAGCAAGCGAGGTCAACAGTGGACAAATATAGAGCAATTACACCGGAAGAACTTGATATCCTCTCTGGGTCTGTTGGAATTGAAATGGATGACATAAAAGACTGTGCGTCTCAACTCATGGAATACGGGCACGGTCACAGGGTTAAGTGTCCGCACTGTGGGTATGATATGCCGATATGGTATGACGATACAGGTCAGAGCAAAGGGCTTTTTGTCCGATGCAAAGGGAAGAAGTGCAAAAAGGAATTCGAAATCAAAATCAAGTAGTGCCGTTGTGCCGATGATTTTATCACATAAAAGGTGGTGAGCGCATTGAACGACGGTACTATCAAGATAGGAACCGAACTAGACCAGACCGGTATGAAAAAGGGTCTGGACGGCTTAGGCGGGTACGCTCAAAAAGGATTCGGGGTAATTGGTAAGGCCGCGCAGGTCATGGGCGGGGTCGCTGTGGGCGCCATTGCTGCCGTGGGTACCTCTATGGGCGCTGCCGTGGTCGCAGGCTTTAATTACAACAAGCAAATGGAGAACTACATGGCGTCGTTTACCACGATGCTTGGAGACGAAGCTACGGCGCTTGCAAAGGTTGAGGAGCTCAAGAAACTGGCTGCCGCAACTCCCTACGAAATGGGAGATCTGGCAAAGGCAACTACCACCCTTTTGGCTTTTGGTATTGCAAACGAAAAATCTACAGAAGATTTGACCATGCTCGGAGATATATCTCTTGGTTCGGTTGACAAACTTGACCGTCTGACAATAGCATTCGGTAAGGCGTCCTCACAAGGTAAACTTACCGGCGAATCTGTGCAGATGATGATAGAGGCCGGATTCAATCCCTTAAAAGTTATCTCTGAAACAACCGGCGAGACCATGCTCGAACTGACCGACAGAATGTCCAAAGGTGGAATCTCTGCAGATGAAATGACAGCCGCATTCAAAAAGGCGACATCAGAGGGCGGGCAGTTTTACAAGGGCATGGAAATTGCTTCAAAGACTACGGACGGCATGATTTCCACTCTCAAAGATAACGCAAACGCTTTCCTTGGTCAGGTCATGGAACCGATTTCGGCGGCAATCAAAGATAAATTGATTCCTACTGCTCTTACTGCTATCGACAAACTAACAAAAGCATTCACAAAGGACGGGGTTCCCGGGCTTATTAAAGCTGTCAAAGAAATCGCTCCCGTTCTGTCTCCTGTAATCGATCTGTTTACATGGATTATCGAAAACGCGGAGACGCTGGCAAAGGTTATCGGGGTCGTTACGGGCGCAATGCTCGCATACAATACCGTTCTGCTTATTCAAAATACGGCACTTGAGATAAGCAATGCCCTTGCGGTTATCAGTGCTCTCAAAACGGGTGGCATGGCGGCGGCAAAGCTTGTCTTGACTGGAATCATCGGGGCAGAAACGGCGGCAACTACAGGCGCTACGGCGGCACAATGGCTGTTGAATTTGGCAATGGATGCAAACCCTGCCGGACTCTTAATCGGACTCATAGCGGCTCTCGGTACCGCCCTTGTGCTTTTTGGGGGACATACGGATGTTGCAACTCAAGCCACGCAGAAGCTTTTAGACGAATCAAAAAATCTTATTACATCCTGTAAGGATTCAGCAGAAGCTTTTGCAGAGCAAAGCGGTGAAGCCGACATAAATGCAGCCGTGACACAGAAGTTGTCTGATAAATTATTCGCTCTTTCCGACAAGCAAAGAAAAACCAACGCCGAAAAGAAAGAAATGACTTCGCTTGTCTCACAATTGAACGGGCTGATGCCTGATCTGAATTTGACGATTGACAAACAGACCGGATTATTGAGCGAGAACAAAGACGCGGTCGACAGGCTGATTAAGTCAAAATTGGCTGAAATCAAATTGCAGGCAAACGAAGATCGGCTACTCGGCATATACAAAGAAGAACTAGAACTAACCGACGCTATGACTGCTGCACAAAAATCGTTGACGGACGCAAAGGCAAAAGACGAAAAGAACAAACACATGTATTCCGACGATTGGGACGCGATCATGAACGCCAAAAAGGCCGTTGATCTGCTGACCACTTCCCTTAGTGAAAATGCCGCAATGGCAAAGACGCAAGAGGACGCAATCGGTCAAAGCGGAGCGGCTACCATCCCATACACAGACTCGATCTTGAAAACAGGGAAAGTTGTCATAGACACAAACAAAGATATGGTTGCATCGGTAACATTAACTGCAGAGGAAACAAAGGCAAAACTCAAAGAACAGGAAGACGCCACAAAAAAATATTACGATGATCTGCAAAAATCGTTTGAGAATCATCTTTCCGAAATGGGCAGCCTTGAGACGTTGGGAATTGAGAGAAGCAAATTAACTGCTGCCGAACTGAAAAAGAACCGTGATCAGCAGGTTAAGGACTATCAAGACTGGCGTGCTGGACTGAAAGTGATTGCCGAACAAGTACCCGGGGACGTGCTTGCCGAATTGGAAAAACTAGGTCCTACATACGATCAGATCATTGACGACCTTGCAAAAATGACACCGGAACAAGTAGCGGCATGGGTAGAATCGTGGCGTGCGCCCGCAAAAGAAGCGGCTCAAGCGGCAATAGAAGAAATGGGCAAAGCACCAGGAGCGGCATACGAAGCCGGAAAGAGCACGGGATTTGAGTTTGATAGAGGGCTTAGGCTGGGCATTGCTGCTACGAAGCTTCCAGACATCCATGTCAAAGTGGTTTTGGACTCGAACGGAAAAATCAGTACTCCACTGTCAACAACGGGTTACCTCAATATTCCGAAGTTTGCAGAAGGCACAAAGTATCTTCCGCGAGACATGGTTATTCTGGCTCACAAGGGTGAGGCAATCATACCAGAGGCTCAAAATCCCTATGCTAACCCGATCAGCCAGATGCAAGGGCAGGCCTATAGCCGCTCTGTTCCTAGCGAGTCAACGGCACTTCGTTCAATGTCGTCCGGTTCTTCCGGTGCATCCGATACATTGAAAAAGGGTCCGGAGGTTATTATCATTCCGGTTTCTGTAGGCGGTAACCAGATCGAGGAAATCGTTGTCAAAGCGGCGGACAATTACGCCATTAAGAAAAACAGGTGAAGAGATGTCAATTTTAACGATCGGATCAACAACTCTGGACGACAACATCAATTCATATTCTGTGCGCAAAAAAGACGTTATCGCGGAATCGGGAGAATCTGAAACCGGTGTAAGTTGGGATCAGCGTATTCGGGCGGGCAAGGTAACGATATCGGTCGAGTTTACATTTAACGATACCGAAATGGCGGCTTTTGGGGTCTTGATTGCTAATCCCACGTTTAGCATGACATATCTTTGCAGGGGTAGTCAGGTAACGGGCACGTTCAAGGTCAGGGCAAGCGACGAAAACATGCTAGGCGATGATCTTAATGAGTGCACGATTAACTTTGAGGAGTTGTAATTATGACAGCTGGATATTTGGCAATCTTAGCCGATCCGACAATAGCGAGAGACTATGCTGCATCTGTCACGATTTACGGATCCCCGAATACCGTACTGGACGATGACAACATTCTTTTGGGGTCGATGAAATATTCCGAATCAACGGCCTCCGGGAGAGAGATATCCATCGGAACAACAGTCATGTCGGAATTGAATCTTACATTGTTGAATCTCGCCGGGGAGCTGGATGGTGTTGCTCTTCAGAACAGCGCGTTATTGGATCAGGTGGGATTAATGCTAGACGTTGACTACTACGCTAAAGATGGATTGAGCAGTCAGGCACAAAGCGTTTGGGCGACAAACCTTATTACAAATGGTAATTTTAGTGATGTACCACCGGATGCTTGGCGGGGAATATGGGGAATTGAGAATGCAGCAGGAAGTGTAAGTGATAATACCCTTATATTAACCGGAAATGGCGATGGTTTAGCAAAAGATGCATATCAACTTGTGCCCGCAGGAACAATCGGACATAAATATTACTGTAGTGCCAAAATACTGGTTACTGATTCTGCTTGTATAAATATAGCATTGTTATATGACTACCAATATTCGAGACTTGTGTATGGACCAACTGCAAACACTTGGTACGACATGTCGGGAATAGTTATTCCTGCGACTGCATCTAATGTGTTTTACTTTAGGAGCGAATACGCAGATGCCGCAACTGCCTTTGACAAGGTTGTGAAAGCAAAAAACATTAGTCTAATTGATCTTACTGCGACATTTGGTGCAGGAAATGAACCTACTGCCGCACAAATGGATACCATGATGGAACAGTACCCTAATTCATGGTTTAACACTACTGCTCAAATGACTACAGACATCATCACTTACACGCAAAATTCTCCTTCCGTTACATACCCTAGTCCCATCACTTCCAACCTTGCCGCAGGAACTTACAAGTACACTTCTACTGATGGTATCTATGAGTTTACTCTTTCCGATGCACTGCGCGGAATAGGTACAGCATTAGACAAAGTAGTTTTTGACAGGGTAAGCCATAACGGAGTATTAGAGAAAAGGAACGCGAGGATAGCTTCGTACAACGGCGAATCCATCACAACGCCATACCTCTCCACAACAGGAGCATTGACGACGGGCGCAGAAGTAGTCTATCAGCTTGTTACACCAACAACAGCCGCACTTGTGTTTACAAAGGTAGCATCGTCTGCCGCAACAGAAGTGCCCATGACGTTCCTGACAAGCACGCCATCTGATGATTATCCTGCTTCCCGTGAATGGGTCAACCTTGGCTATTTTATTATTGTCGAGGCTCCTCGCGGAATAAAGACAATACCGATCAAGGCATACGACCGCATGGTATTAACGGAGCGCCCGTTCTACTTAGCGGGGGTCACGTTCCCCTGTTCGATTAGTTCTGCTCTTAGCGACATTTGCCTAGCGTGTAGCATTACAACGACCGGATTATCCGGCACAAACAGTACAATCACACTCGCAGGGATTCCCGAAAGTTCAAGAATGACTTGCAGGGATGCGATCGGATATTTGGCTATGCTCTGCGGCAAGGTAGCAAGGTTCTCTCGCGCGGGGGTTTTGGAGTTTGTCTGGTATGGCACAACGCCAACTGTGACAATCACGCCTGCACTTCGAGATGTCTTGAAAGTCGATCCCGTACAGATCAGTCTTACCGGTGTCGAATATGTTGCGGTGGACTCCAATAATGTCCAGACAACGTATAGGGCCGGAACAAACGATTACTGCTTATCTCTTGCGGAGAATCCGTTTATGTTGGGTCAACCCGTGCAGGCAATACTTGACGGGATATGGGCGGACATCGGGGCGTCCAGCTATTACATTTTCGATTGTGATATGCAGGGCGATCCGTCTTTTCTGGCAACCGACTGTATTACGGTTGTGTTACCGGATACGACATCAATCAACACGATTATCATGACACATAATTATTCATATCGCGGTCATTCCATTTTGTCGGCAGAGGGCAGGGCGGTTGCTCTGGCGAAGTATAAACCGGCTGCCGAAAAACAGCTATCGGCTATTGCGCAGCAAGAACAAATCGCGGTTCAAAAATTAACTACGTACCAGCTGGCAATGCTTCAACTGAACGAGTTTTCCGCGCAATCAACAGGGCTTTACCCGTCATCCGAAACACTGCCGGACGGGTCTGTTATTTACTATCAGCATGATCATCCTTTGCGGGCAGACAGTATCTTTATTTGGCGGCAGACAGCCACAACATTCACATACTCCGCAGACGGAGGCGTTACATGGCTTGGTTACGACGCAACCGGCAACATCCTTGCAAGGGTCCTGAATACTATCGGCATAAATGCAGACTGGATTAATGCAGGAGTAGTTAATGCATCAAGAGTATCGATCAGTGGATCATCTACTTACGCTTCCGGGTACGACCCATCTGAGGCAGCATCCGCCGCTGAAGTCGCGCGTCTAGCCGCAGCGGCCGCTCAAACAGATGCAGACACAGCACAGACCACTGCAAACACAGGAGTAACGAATGCGGCAACTGCACAGACTCAAGCGAATACAGCCACCACTAATGCGGCTACAGCGCAAACTGCCGCAACAAATGCAGCAACAGTGGCAGCCGCAAAGAACAAGACGTTTTATACGCAGCCTGCACCGCCTTACTACATCGGGGATGTCTGGCAGAAACAGCAAGTGCCGGTTGACGTAACCGACATAGTAAAATGCACGGTCACGAGGCTCACGGGTGCCTATACTGCGGCTGATTGGGCGAACGCATATACGCTGGCAGAGATCGCCGCAATGGGATCGACGATTATCAGCGGGGGACACATCATCACTTCCTTGCTGACGGCAAACAATGTCACCACCGGAAAAATGCAAAGTGTAGATGGGGGAACCTATTTTGATCTAGACAATTCGAAAATACTAGAAACCGCAGTTATCGGAGGGAAAACGATCACGGTTGAAATCTCTGCGGCAAAGCCTTTTGAGCTATCAATTGATGGACGTCCTCAAATTTATGTCAAAAACGGAATCCTTGTCACGAGCATTTATGACGTGAATGAAGATGGGTACGTTGATGAGGCGGATCTGGATCTTGTAGCCTATTATGTACTGCACCCCTCAGAACAGGCCGCAGGGTTAGCGCTGTACCCAAAAATGGATGTTAACCGAAGTGGAACCTTAAGCTCTTCGGACCTGACGCTAATTTCCAGAGCAGCCCACACAGATGCACGTACACTGAACGGCTTACGTGCTGACGAGATCGCTTGCCCCCCAACAATTAACGGTTCATTAATTTTCAGTAGTACATCATCTGGAACCGCTCAATCTAGCGAAATACCCGTCGCTGGAGCATCGGGAAAAACAGTCACGCTAATAGAAGGATCAATATTTAATATCAGATATTTTACATCGGGAGAACTTGCACTATTCACAGTGATAAAAAAACAAACGGGAATTGTGCTGCAATGTGGTAATGCAACATTACTAAACGAGATCGGTAACAAAGCATGTGATATTTCCTTGGCCGTGTCGTAAAAGGAGGCTACATATGATCAGAATCCGAGCAGGCCCCAAGTAATCACGCAGCGCTTAGGCGCTTTTTTATAGCAAAAAAGAAGGTGAAAAATGGAAGAAAGGCGGGTTAAACCAATGGCAGAGAACGGAGAGGACAGACGGGATCCATCGGCAAATGTGTTGCAGTTGGTGGGCAATGCTACAAAATACCTAGAGGAACTGCACAGGCAGTCGCAAGAGTTTCTAAATCAAAAATTGCAGCTGGCAGTAGAAGCCTCGCAAAGAGAGAGGGCCGCAGAATCAGAACGAATTAATTCTCTTCGCGCTGTTGACGTTGAAGCGGTAAAAGTAGCAAATCAAATGGCCGTAAAACAGGCGGAAGTTCTTGCCAATCAGATGGCAGAGAACGCAGAGACATTGCGTGCTTCAATGGCTAAAACAGCAGAAACCCTTGCCTTGCAGTTGCAACAGGTAACGAACACGCTTGATAGTCGAATTAAGGTTGTAGAGCAAAAACAGTACGAGTCGGCAGGAACGAGCAAGGGCAGTCGCGATATGTGGGGCTGGGTGTCAGCCGGAGTAATTCTTATTATTGCTGTTGTTTCATTTTTATATAAATAAGCAAATAAAAGAAAGTGGATTAGTAACATGTTGTAATATTCTCTGAATAGTTGTACAATGTTGGTGGAGGTGATACACATGTTGAGAATGAAAGATATTGTACAACTATTTGGAGTTAGCAGGGTGACGGTTTACAAGTGGATGCAAGAGGGAATGCCTCACGTTCGCATAGGCGGCCTTTTATTTTTTGACAAAGATAAAATTGATGCGTGGGTGGGCGAACATGAGAGAAATTAAGCTGACGCAAGGATTTGTCACGATTGTAGACGACGGGGATTTTGAAGAATTGTCTAAGCACAAGTGGTACTACAATCAGGGGTATGCCGTTAGATCGATTGCCCTAGACGGCGGGGAGCAGGAGAAAGTGCTTATGCACGCTGTCATTATGGGTAAGAATGGGGGTTTAGAGGTTGACCATATAACCGGAGATCGCCTTGATAACCGGCGCGAAAATCTTCGGCACGTAACAAAAAGACAAAACCAGCAGAATCAGATGTCTCCGCGAGGAACTTCAATCTATAAGGGCGTGTATTGGAACAAAGCGACAAGCAAGTGGGCGCCACAAATAAGAATAGGCGGAAAGAGATATTATCTTGGACGCTATGGATCGGAACGAGACGCGGCGTGGATTTACAACGTATGGGCCGAATCATTCTTCGGAGTCTACGCAAGATTAAATGTTTTATAGGAGGAAATTATTATGGATGCATTAGTAACATGGGCGGGTCTTTTAACAATGGCGGGCGCGGTTCCCGTAGTGCTTCTTATCGTACAGTTTTTCAAGACGGTTTCGTTTATGGCAAAGCTTGACACGCGGGTGTTTGCCTATATTGTGGCTTTGGCTATCATGGTTGCGGCAACGTATTTCTCAGGCGGGGCAATTGACGCATACGCCATAGCTATTGTTAATGCGGTTATTGTTGCTTCGTCTGCAATGGGTATCTACACGGTCACATTTGCCAAATCGGACGAAGCGAAGAAAGCAGGAACATCATGAAAGTATTTTTATCAGCCTCAAGTCAAGACGGTAATATTGGCGCGGTTTCCGGATACGTCGAATCCGCTGTCAATAAAAGAATAGATGATGTATCGGAGCGCGAACTCAAGCGTCACGGTGTCGAGACCATGCGCAACGTACCAGGTGACACGTTCACACAGCGTACAGACCGATCTAACGCATGGGGTGCAGATATTCACTCCTGCTCGCACACAAACGCGAACAACAGGCTGACAAAGGGCATCACGTACATAGGGTGCTTCAATGCGGCAAATGCATCTTTGAAATCTACCAAACTGGCAAACATTTGTGCGGCAGAAGTCAGAAAAGCGTTCCCGGAAAGAATTGTAAAGATCGTTACGTACACATTTCACGAGGTCACCAAGACGAATGCACCTTGCGTCTATTTTGAGTGGGGATTTCATGACAACCTTGAGGACTGCAAGTGGATTCTTGCGCATATTGAGGATATCGGGATTGTACAGGCAAAGGGACATCTTGCGTACTTTGGCATTGCATATGCTGCAGCGGTAGTACCGCCAGTAGTACCACCTGCTGTTATCCTGCCAACTCCTTCAGCTCCGGCAACGGGAATTGTCGTCGGTGGCACATATTCCGTTGCTGTCGTGGGTAATACTTCGTCTGACGGCAAGGGGGTACCTTACATCGCTATGTCAATGCCCGGAAAGTGCCTCAAGATTTCAGCGGGAACAATGTATCCTTATGGGATGGATCTAAAGGGCGCGGGGTATGTTACCGCTTGGTTCCCTGCATCAGCAATCAAATAGCAGGAGGGTGGCATATGTTTTTCAGAAAGAAGAAATGCCGGCACTGTAATGACTTCTCTACTTGGACGTATTGCCCGAACTGTGGGAAAAAACATCGAACCAAAAAGACATAAGTAAAAGCCGTCTCTTTCCTTTCGGGGATTGAGGCGGCTTTTTTCTATTTATCGGTATTGTAACGCGCGAGGTCAGCACAGGGTAGTTCTAACCCAATCCATCGTTGCCGGTTCGGTGATTGTTAGATCAGAAATAGCTAAATCCGATACGTGCGGCGGGTTAAAGATGCGCCATGTTGTGATTGCAATCAAGACAGCCAACACGGTGAGAATAGTAAACGATATTCGAAGAAACCATTTCATGTTTCCACCTCCAAAAGTTCCGGATTTTCGTGAATGTTGCCGATAACTTCAAAGTATTTTCCAACGACGCTTTTATACATCGTGCTAGGGGCAAAATCTTCTGACTTATAATTTTTCCAATTGTTATCCGACAGCTTAAATTCTGAAAAATGCCCGTCGCAAAAACCAATTTGATACGTTACAATAGATTCTCCTTTGGCACGCCTCCCATCAAGATGGGTCATTCCTGATTGTGACTTACAGATATCACCCTCAAAAATCTTTGTGCCGTTCTTGTCTAAAAGTCCGGTAAATTGTTCTAAGATAATTGTTGCTTGCCTTATGTTGTCAAATCCTTTGTTCCGATATGCCCACTTATCGGTCGTGCAACCATCGCTATACTTAATGCCGCCCTGACAAAAACACAAGGTATCACAATTAAGCATTATTTTCTTTTCCGCATCCCATCCTCTAAATAAAATCTCTCTCATTTCCTTTTCCTCCTGTTTTATTTTTTTATATCTCTATTATATGTCCGTTTGGTCATAGCGTCAATAGTCGCATACGCCCATTTGTTTGTGATATTATACAAGTTTTTGATTGAATTTTTGTGCATATTGTTGCCCGTTTGGTCATTGCAGATACGCCCGAACGGTGCTATTGTTGTATTAGCAAAACAAGGAAGGGGGCAGAAAATGAAAATAGAGCAGATTCGAAAATCTAAGAAAATGACACAGAAAGAACTTGCCGAAAAAGCCGGTATCGGGATACGATCAATCCAGAGATACGAACGAGGGGAACGGTCTCCGACAATCAAGATACTATACAAAATAGCTGATGGATTGAAAGTGAACGTCAGTCAGCTTATGTGAAAGGAGGATGAAATGGGAGTTATTTTCGTATTTGCCGCAATCGGTATTATCTCGACACTTTGTACGATCATATTCGTTTTGACCTTTGCAATCAATGACTATCTCCAAAAGAAAGACCGGAAGAAATATCGGCACATGGGTACTTTTGATGTCAGTCCATTCGATGTTGAGGGCGAGGCATACGAACCCAGAAGGAGCAGAAGATGAAACAGACAAATTTTGAATGGTTGCTGGCACTGAAAACCGCCGAATCAGACATGAGACAAAGAGAAAAACGCGAAGAGTTTTTGGCGAGAAGAGAAACGTCATCTTATCAGGATACCAGGGATTTCCTTGCTTGGCTTGCATCGCCCCACATCGAACCGATCATCTTGAATGTTGCAGAACGCAAGGCGGCGGTGCTGGCCGTCGCAATCGGGTTGCCGTGGATAAGAAAAACACAGCTCATCACATATATAAGCGAACTTGACAAAATGTCACCTGTATATCCGATTTGCGACATCCCGAATATTAAGCCTCTTTGCGAACTATTTGTAAGTGACAATAATTCCAAACCTATTGACCTCCGTACACTGCTATGAATAACGCAGGATTGGCAATAGGAATGTTTGTTTTTCTCGGTCTGGCTGCCATTGTCTGTATCACTTGGAACCAGTTCAGCGCAGAGCAGGACGCCAAAGAAGAACACATAAGGAGAACTGAGAAATGAAATTTTGTCACAGAAAATCAGAAGAAGCACTTTGCCCGCGTATCTGCTGCCGTGAGTGCACGGGATATTGCGACAAGCGATGCATTGAATCCGCTGAAACGTGCGGGAAAACGTTCGAGAGGGAGAACAAATGAACGAAGCACTCAAATCCGAACTGGACGATCTGAACATCGCCTTGATTTTTCTAAACGAAGCACGGGGTCGCACACAAGACTTGAAGAAATGCTGCGATGCTCCCAATCCCACGAAGAAAGACTTCCCCGATATCGACAACAGAATCGCGCGCATTCAGTCTTCGATTGACCGATTTCAACGAAGAGCAAACGACATTACGCGAATTTTCAAATTAGAAGAAGCCGAAAGGGAAAGAGCCGCAAAGGGCTGACAGGCACAGGAGGGAAATCAATGAAAGTTAAGATTTTGAACGAAACGGGGTATTGTCTGCCAAATGAGTGCATCGGAAAGATTGTCAAGGCCAAGAGATACGAGGTAGAGGGAAATCTTATCATGATTTCCGGCGCTGAACTGGCAAGGGCGGGACACGTTTCAAACTCGATCACCACTCTTGCTTTTTACGAAGGAACGGAGGTTGAGGTCGTATGAACGATTACGCACAACAAGCCGCTATGAACCGAGCAGAGGACAAATATCTCTCTGCTCCAGAATATGAGGACCCAAAGATTTTATGTGACGAGTGCAGCGAAGATATTACCGGCGAAACCAGATACGAGATTTGCGGAAACGTGTTCTGCGCTGACTGCATCGACAATATGAAAGTGGAGGGAAACTAATATGACGGTCGAGAAAAAGCCGGTTGCAATGGTACATTTCTTGGATGACAACGGAAAACCCACGGGTCACGATTTTCCGTATCTTATCCCGAAACACCTTGAGGAAAAGTGCGAGGGCGGCGTAATGGTCTGCGTCCCGTTGAAAGAGACTTACGTATCAGCGATTATTGTCGATCTAACATGGACTAGCTATCTTTCGGCGAGCAAGATAAAGTCGCTGGAATCTATAGCATTTATAGGAGGGAGTACAAACATGAAAACCAAAGAACCTAGTGAGCTTATCTGCGTCGACGCTCTTCCGACAATAGAGGCAAGACTCGAAGCGGAGAATGCGTTGATAGCTGAGAAGATTGCAAATTATCTTTCAATAATTCCCACAAAGGAAGGCATTCAGTCGATTAAGGCAGGCAGGGCAGAACTGAACAACATGTTCAAAGAATTTGAAGGTCAGCGCATTAGATTAAACAAGGCGCTCGACAAGCAATACGATGATTTCCTTGTGCCTTACAAGAAAAACATATCTGCTCCGCTTATTGATGCAGAAAGCCGTCTCAAGAAGATAGTTGACGAATATGAGGACGCAATCAAGGGTGTCAAGGAAGCAGAGATCAGAGAATACTTTGCCGATTATCTTTTAAACTACTCAAATATCGATTTCCTCACATTTGAAAGAGTTGGCTTGAATGTCACGAAGACAGCCAACACAGAGGCTCTCAAAAAGCAGTGTGCCGACTTTGTTGACCGTGTATCTGACGATTTGGAAATGATCTCTCTACAGCCGGATCAAGCGGAAATCCTTGTTGAGTACATACCCACTCTCAACGCGGCACAAGCCATTACAACCGTCGCGGCAAGACACAAGGTCATAGCGGCACAGAAAGCAGCTATAGAGGCACAGAGGGCGGCATACAGACCCGCGCCGATGCTGGCACCCGAACCAATACCGGAAGAAATGCCGAATCCCGAACCGGTACCGGAAGCCATTGTTGAATCCGCCTTACAAAAAATAGCGCGAGTGCGCTTTCCAAACGAAGAGGGAGAATTTAGAGGGCAAGAATATTCTTATTTGCTTCCCGAAGGTTCGGAATATCGCGTCGGCGAAATTTGGGAAGTAAGCACAAAGCGGGGAAAAACGGATGCACAAATATCCGGGTTTGGAACAGTTGAAGATGTTCCAGAACGATTCATCCCATATCTCAAGTATCTTCCTAAATCAAAGTTCATTGATGATTTCGCCATTCCTGATTTCTCTCCTGATGATTTCGAGTTTCCGGCATTTGAACCGGGACCGGAAGAAGTCAACGAACGGGCGGAACCCAAAACAGCGACTATCAAAATTGCGGTTGTGGACACAATCGAACGCATCGATGCACTGCTCGAAATGTTGAACCAGCTGGGGTACAGCTATCGCGAAATCAAGGAGGGGTGACATGGATGGACATGTTTCTTTTACCTCCAATGACGATTGTTACAACCCATATGACAGCTACAGCATGATTTGCGTGCATTGCAACTGCTGCGGGCGGTTTGATAAGGCAACAATGTATGAGTGCAGATTAGCAACAGACAAAAGACAACTTGAAGAAGAACGCCAAAAAACAGATGATCCCAATTTTCAAATGGAGATTCAACAGAAAAACATAAAGCTGAATATTCAGTGGTATTTGGACAGAATCGCGGTATCGGAAGCAAAGATTAAGGAGGGCTGAAAATGAGTGCCGAAACATTGAAAGTTTATGAGCCAAAAATCTACGCGGCTATCTGCTCGATCATTGGTGACATCGGAGCAGTCGCAAAGGGAAAGAAAAACGTCCAGCAAGGGTTTATGTACAGGGGCATTGACGATGTCATGAACGCTCTGCAGCCGATGTTGGCAAAGTATCACGTCTTTGTTGTTCCGTCCGTTTTAGAACAGAACAGAAGCGACAGAGAGACAAAGAACGGCGGCATTTCACACCTGTCAATATTCAAGGTCAAGTACACGTTTTACGCGGATGATGGATCTTCCGTTGAGGCGGTAACGGTTGGAGAATCGGACGACACCGGAGACAAGGGCAGTAACAAGGCAATGGCAATAGCATTTAAATATGCGCTATTCCAGGTCTTTTGTATACCGACCGAAGAAATGCCGGACCCGGACGCAGGAACGCCGGAAGAAACCAAACCAAAGGTTACGCCTAAGCCGCAGACTGCGCCTATAGTGCCGCCACAACAGCCCACAGCGCCCACAGACGATAAGCAAAGGATTATCAATCATATTGGTCACCTACTCTATCCGGATGCTGTAGGCAAAGACAAGGGCAACGCTGACGGGTTCCGCTACGAGATCTACTCAACCGCAATGGTGGCATACAACAAGCTCGATGCAAAAGTCAAAAAACTCACTGATTTGAACATCGACCAGCTCAAGGACATGGCGCAGAAAATGGAAGCGCCGCCGGTCTTGAGGTGAAAGAGCGCGAAGAATGCATGATGTGCCACAGATGGGATTATCTTTCTGACCATCATGTGTTCTACGGCACTGCTAATCGCAAGATATCCGAAAAGTACGACATGACAATTCGTGTTTGTCCGGACTGTCACCTAAACGGGAAGCGAGCTATTCACAACTGCATTGAAGTTGATAGAGCCTTGAAGGAAGAATACCAAAGAAGATTTGAGGGAACGCACGCGAGAGAAGAATTTGTTCGCGCTTTTGGGAGGAATTACCTTTGATAACTTACACAAACGAAGATTGCATGGTGGGAATGGGGCGGTTCCCTGACAAATACTTCGATCTGGCTATTGTTGACCCGCCGTATGGACTAGGGAATCGGCTTAGCGACGGCGGGGGAAAACTAAAAAATACACCGATGTCCGTATTGTACAGAAACGGATCACAGTGGGATATCGTTCCAAATGATTCATATTTTGTTGAGTTGTTCAGAGTAAGTAAAAATCAAATCATTTGGGGGGGGAATTACTTTAACCTTCCTCCAAGTAGATGCATGATTTGCTGGGATAAAAAACAAACGATGCCTACGCTTTCGGCGTGGGAAATGGGATGGACTAGTTTTGACAAGCCTTCAAAGATATTTCAGCGCGTGTCAACCGATTTAAACAGAATAGCTCCAACACAAAAGCCCGTTGCCTTATATAAATGGCTATTGCAGAACTATGCCAAACCAAATGACAAAATACTTGACACGCACGTTGGTTCTGCATCTTCTTTGATTGCCTGTCACGACATGGGTTTTGATGCAACGGGATTCGAGCTCGACAAGGATTACTTTGACAAATCTACGCAGAGGCTAGATGACTTTATGAGACAGCCGAAACTCGAGGAAATGGCACAAGAAGAACGGGAGCAGATGATTTTATGAAAACACAGGCAAGCCAAATCCGCCTACAATTCAACAGCGACATGAAGCCCGAAATCATCATCACGCTCAAGTCTCGAGACGGCCTTGAATCGCTCAATGATCTCAAGACAGCAACGGACAAGGGCAAGCTGCTTGACTGCGAGATCAAGGCACATAGGGAGCATCGTTCCTTGGATGCAAACGCTCGACTCTGGAAAACATTGACGGATATGGCGGCCGTACTTCACACAACAAAAGATGAATTGTATTTGATCATGCTCAAGCGATACGGACAATTTACCTATGTGATTGTAAAAACGGAAGCCGTTGAAATGTTTACAACCATGTACCGGTTGACAGAGGAAGTCGGTAAAACCAAAAGCGGAGAGGGAACGCAGTTGCTTTGCTACTTTGGTTCAAGCGACTACAACACCCTGCAAATGTCACAGCTTTTAGACGGGGTTATGCAAGAAGCTCACGAAATTGGGGTGGAAACCCCAACAAAAAGTGAGATAGAATTGATGAAATCGCAGTGGCGGTAATGAGAACGTAATAAAATAAATAGTGATTTCCGTGGAATGATGTAGTATTATGTGAGGAAAGGGGGCAGATTATGGACGTTGATGAATTGCTCTATGAGAATAGAAAGCTAAGACGAGAAAACGAAGAACTGAAAGAAGACGTTAACGTTTGGCGAGAAAAGTATGATTCAGCAAGATTCAAGATCGAAAACGAACTAGAGCCTAGAATCCGACGAGAGAAAAGAAGCTATGATAATTGGGTGACCAATCCGGAAAGATAAGGGAGTGACATTATGCTTTTGACGGTTAAACAGGTATGTCAGAAATTACAGATTACCAGATGGACGCTTGCGAACTGGGAAAGAAAAGGCAAGATCAAGCGGATTAAGATGGGCGATACCATTGTCCGGTATGAAGAAACTGAAATTGAAAGATTTCTGAAAGGGTGAATAAAGATGAACCACTCATTTGATGTTGATTTTGCTACAGAATATGGAATAGAAGAAGCTATACTTATCAACCACTTCGAGTTTTGGATCGCTAAAAACAAGGCAAACAAGGCAAATATTCACGACGGAAGATACTGGACATATAACGGGGCAAAGGCATTTGCTGAATTATTCCCATATATGACAGATCGAAAAATACGAACAACAATTGAAAGTCTCAGGTCAAAAGGGTTGATTTTAACAGGAAATTTCAACACAAATTCGTATGATAGAACGCTCTGGTATGCTCTTACTGATTCTGCCATATCCATTTTACAAAAAAGTCAGCTCCATTTGACTAAAACGGCAAATGGAAGCGACGATAAAGTCAATTCATTAGATACAGATACACAACCAGATACAAACACAGGTACAGAAACAACCGTAACTACCAGCGAGCTTGCCTTTGCTGTATTTTGGAAGGTGTATCCGAAGAAAGCAAAAAAACCAGATGCAATAAGAGCGTGGAAGAAGATTAAGCCCCCTGAATACAATAAAATATTTTCTTCTATTCCGAAGTTTTCGGCTTCCGAGCAGTGGACAAAACAAGGCGGTGCGTTTGTTCCTAATCCGGCATCGTGGTTAAATGGGCAGTGTTGGAATGATGATATACCAGGGGGAGGAGAGTCCGCGACGAAAACGTGTAGTCCAAAGTATATGGGAGGATCAAGTTATAAAATGGGCTAACAGATAAGGGCGAGGCTATAAATTATGAGAATGGATTTAGGTGACTGGTGGTTTACCAGTAGGACAGTCAAGCCCCGAGACAGGCGCAATATTGTATCCATGAGAACTGGCATCACGGAAATCGATAAAAGGATCATGGGGCTGAACAAGAAAGACGTTTCTGTATTCTCTGGATTCCGGTCGGCGGGCAAGTCAACGATACTTACACAATTAGCATTACAGAGTGCTCATGACGGGAGAAAGGTTGCGTTGTTTTCGGGAGAGCTTGAAGAAGATCGAGTGTTTGAATGGACATACCTTATCTGTGCCGGAAGAACATATACAATACCGACAAGTTACGAGAATTGGTTTGAGATCGATCCAAGAAACATTGAAATGATGCGAGACTGGCTGGCACAAAAGGTATTTCTGTATAACAACAATTACGGCAACGAAGAAGAAACATTGTTTTTCATGCTGAATGACGTCATGAAAAAGGGCGTTGACATAATCATTCTGGATAACCTCATGAGTATCGACATAGGAGGGAATGATACGAATAAAAACGCTAAGCAAAAAGACTTCATCTGGAAAATTAAGAACTTTGCAAAAGCGAACAACGTACACATCGTTCTTGTTGCTCATCCCAAAAAGACGGTATCAGGAGTATTGAGGATAGACGACATATCCGGTACCGCAGATTTGACCAATGCTGCAGACAATGTATTTTTGCTTCATCGGACAACCTTTGACTTCAAAAGAAATGCAAAAGCCTTGTTTAGGTGGAGCGATGAAGAACCGATACTTCAATATGACAACGTGATTGAGATAGCAAAAAACAGGGACTTAGGCAGAGTTGACGACTGGATAGGGATGTACTTTGATCTGGCGTCAAAACAAATGTCATGCGACGGAAAGGAAATATGTTACGGGTGGCGAAATGATTGATAACAGGCTAAAGGGAACAAAATGCGAAAAGTGCATGGAAAGTCACTATTTTATTTTAGAAGACACGCAATACACGAAATGCGCCGACTGCATCGACAGACCAAACCGAAGTAGTGACAAGTCAAGATTTACGGAAGACGTAAAGAAGCAGGAGACAAAAGATTATTTGGATGAAATCGGAAGAATTGGAACAGCGGCAGATTACTAAAGGAGGAACATCATGAAATTTTACGGAATAGGCACAATTGGGAAAGATATCGAACTCAAGACAACACAGTCACAAATACCGTTTTGCTCGTTTAACATTGCCTGTACCCGCAAATTCAAGGATGCAAGCGGCGAAAAGGTTACAGACTGGTTTACCTGCACTGCATGGAGAAAAACCGCCGAACTGATCGCGCAGTACTTTGCAAAGGGCGACAAGATTATGGTCGAGGGAGATTTGCAGGTCAGGACGTACGATGATGCAAACGGAAAGAAAGTTTTCGTGACAGACTTGATTGTTGAGAGTTTTGAGTTTTGCAACGGAAAAGCAAAAGAGCAGTCAGCACCGAAACCGACAACATCAGAGGGCTTTTATCCTGAAATTGGAGACGACAACGAGCCGTTTGATCTTTGAGGTGAATTATGGAACAGCAATCATTTATTGATGGTTACACCTTTGAGCCGGAACCGCCACAGGTTGGGAGAAGTAAATTTGCGACAATGATTCAGCTTCACGGATCCGCGCCAGAGGGAAAGAGATGTAAAACATGTTCGCATCTTTGCCCTATTGACTATCACGGAAAGAATTTTTATAAATGCGAATTGTGGAGATTGAGTCATAGCACGGCAACCGACATAAAACTCAAACAACAAGCCTGCGGGCAATACAAAGAGGTTCCTGCGGGGTCACAAGGGGTTAGGTGGATTGGATGAATTACTGTGATAGTTGTCCCTATAACGGAGCAGGGAATAGTCTATGCGAATATTGTAATTACGGCGACAAGATACCAGAAAGGCAGGGTACATTGTGAGCGAGCATATGAGCATGGCCGACTACCGCAAAGAGGTAGGTATATCTGCAAATAAGCCTGATGCTGTCACTAAGTATCACAACATCAAAACAACTTGCGATGGAATTGAGTTCGACAGCAAGTTAGAGGCAAAGCGGTATGGAGAGTTGAAGCTATTGCTAAAGGCCGGTCAGATCAAGTCATTTAAGCGGCAGCCATCGTTTTTGTTTGAGAGTGGCATCCGGTACAGACCGGACTTTATCGCTTGGGGGCTCGACGGGATCCCGTGGGTAGAGGACAGCAAGGGAGTACGCACAAAAGAATTTTCGCTAAAACTTAGGCTCTGGAAGGATGAATATCCAGATATGGAATTGAGGGTGATCAAATGAGCCTTGAACAAGCAATTAAAAAGCTGTCACGGTCCGAAGAAATCAAAGAAAATAAAATCGCTCCGGAATCGGACATAACGAAAAAACTAAGGGAAATGCTGCGTCCGGAGATTGACGGCAGGCGGTATGGGTAGAGGAGAAGACATGAGTGAATTGAAGAATTGCGGAACGGTTGAAAAACTAATCGAGATGTTCGAAAAGCACGATCAAGTTGAGTTTGAATTGTTGGGAGTGGGAAATACCGTCTTCCGTACAAAATATTTTGAGAACGCCATAGAGGAAATTAAAGCATGGAACACCCTACAGCCCCGATTCAGCGAGGCAGAGAGGGAGGCGCTTGAAAGAATAATGGACAATGCGGTAACCGGGGCGAATTCAGAGTATCAACGTAACAAAAGAAAATTGGGAAACATCATATCAAAACAAGAATTGCAAAGAGCATCCGATGATTTAATTGCAGTCCGATCAATGCTGTACGCGGAACCCATTAAACATACCGTCGATTGTTCAAAAGCCGAAAAACAGGGCGGTAAATGTACGGGATATGGTTACAACGACGGAGATGATGAACCGATTGAACAGTGCAAGATTTGTCCTAAAAATTCAATGTACGGTTTGGATTAAGAAAGGTGGCGAACAATGAGCGAAGAATCTAAAAGGGCGATTGAATCCTTTGAAAAAGACATTAAGGCGAATCGCGACAGAATCGAAGTACCAAAGGTAGGTTTTCATAGACCAGACGAAGAATACTACGATTATTTGCAAAAGTTTATCTACAGAGATTCACTTGCCATCACCGCCATAAAGCGAAACGAAGCGGCGATAGCTGAGTGCAAGGATTGTATTAAGTCGCTAGAGGGAATACATAAAGACTCTCTTGGCACAGAAGCACCTAGCATAATGTCAAGGTGCAGAGCATATCAGAGGATTCTTGAGATTTTGGAGGGCAAGCAGGTATGAGCATCGTTAAAGAATACGGTAAATACTCAATCGTCTGCGACAGTTGCACGGAAGAAATCGGAGGAATGGAATCATTCGGCGAAGCACTTGAAAAGATCAAAGAAGAAGAATGGCGCACGGCAAAGGTTGACGGAGAATTTTTACACTACTGCGTCAGTTGTAAGTAGGGAGGAACCACGATGAATACAAATGAGATTATTGCATTTGCACAGAAACAGTTAGACGACACCAAAAGATTTATGGAATCAATGGCTCCGCACGGCTACGGGGTGTGCGGATATTCGAAAGAGGATGATTTTTGGAATTCGATCATCAAAGAATTATCCGCCACAATCCCGCGCGAAACGGCGAAGTGTGAATGGTGCGACGGTAATAATTTGGAAGTGGAACACACTCACACAACAAAGATCGGCCTCAATACATTTGGAGAAGCGCATACCCTTGTCACTGAGTGCAATCCTTGCCCTCCATATGCGGATTGTTGTATGAGAGGAATTCCGGCAAGAAGTGTGTTTATTATCAACTTCTGTCCGAACTGCGGACGTAAGCTTTCTGCCGCGCCCGAGGTAACGCCATGACTAGAGAAGAGCAAACCGCAAAGATCCTCAAAAACGGATTCCGGTACAAGGGCAAGAAGATGACATGGTTCAAGATTATGCTGTTTGACGTCGAGGAATACAAAAGAGGGAATACGTTCTACGTAGATTCCGCTACGGGAAGACAGGCAACAAAGACGATGAAAGCCACGCTAAAGGCGTATCAGGAAAGATATCCACAAGAAAACCTTGAAATCATCTTTGCTGGAATATGGGAAAAGGGGATGGACGGATTATGGTGAGCGATTTCGAAAGATTTGGAAACGCGGTTGAGGATTCCAAAAAAGCTTTCAAGACTGGTTTTGTCTGGAGGCTATGCGAGAAGATCGTAAAAATGATTTGCAGGGGGTATAAGAAATGACCGACGCAGAAACGCTATTCAACGCGGCATACATTCGGAACCTGTTGGAAGAACGTCGCCTAACGATTACAAACATCCAGAAAGCCCGCAGGATCGTCTTAGAGACCGACAAAGAGATCATTGAAGCAATTTGCTTACCAGCGGTCGCATACGACAGAGACGCAGTGCAGACGGACGGAGCGAGCGATGTGGTAATCAACATTCTGGACAGGCTGCATATCGAGCGATCAAAGCAAAGATATGACATGACAAAGCTCAATGCAATCCTGGACGGCAAGGAATCCGAAATTGAATGGCTTGATGCGCAAGTGTTTTCTTTACCGGCTATGCTACAGAAAACTATCATCGCTCGGTTCTATGACGGGCTGACCAATGCCGAGACGGAGAGGAAGCTATATCTGGGTGAGGACTGCGCTCACCGGCACGTAAGAAAGGGCATAGCAATCATAGTAGAAAATTATGCCCACCTTTGCCCACCCGAAGTCAATTAAAATGTAATTTGTAGATGCATCGAGAGCGTTTCCGAAAGGGGCGCTCTTTCTATGTCGACACATGCCGTAAAGGGTAGGCCGATATGAACCTCGGTGCGGTTCGAGTCCGTGATACGGCATAACACGCTCGCGATTGGACATCCCTCCTGTCCGTGAGCCACAAGAGGATCCGATAACCTCGATAAAAACTTCGTGTGCTTATACCGACGCTGGAAACTATCGGTGTCCCTTCGGGGAAACGCAGAAAGAGAGAAAGGTGAGTGATATGCATGAAGAAGCAAGAGCGTTATATCTATCTGGCATGTCGCTTGCCGATATCGCCGCAAAGCTAAATAAACCACAGGGAACGATCAGAGGGTGGAAGTGTAAGGAACGTTGGAACGCTGGAACGCCAAAACGTTCTAAAGATGCTATAGCGATTCAGAGCGTTCTATCAAATACGGGACTGAATCCGAAGCAACAATTATTTTGCTTACATTACAGCAAGTCATTCAATGCAACAAAGAGTTATCAAAAGGCTTACGAGTGCGCATATACGACCGCCCTTGCCAACGGTCCTGAATTACTTGGAAATCCTATAGTCCGAGACGAAATCATGAAGCTCAAGGCAATGCGGTATTCTCAATCCATTCTCAAGCCCGAAGATATCTTTCAGAAGTACATGGACATTGCCTTTGCTGACATCGCTGACTACCTATCATGGGGACAGCAAGAAGTACAGGCAATGGGCGCATTCGGTCCGATATACGAAAAGGCAACAGACCCACGAACGGGCGAAGAAATCAAACTGCCCGTTATGAAGATCGTCAATATGGTCAGCTTCCATGAATCCGGCAACGTAGACGGCTCTATCCTGTCCGAAGTCAAGCAAGGCAAGGACGGCGCATCTATTAAACTGTCTGACCGCATGAAAGCCTTAGACTGGCTCACAGAGCATATGAACATGGCTACAGAGGAACAAGCCGCGAAGATAGCTCAAATAAGAGCATCAACGAAGTCACTTGCTGAACCGTCTCAGAACAGAAGGACAGTGATCAAGTATGACATATGAAAATGGAGGGAGCAAAAGCTATGGACGCTAAGGTATTGGACGCGTGTTGTGGCAGTAGAATGTTTTGGTTCGACAAGCATAGTCCGATTGCGGTATTTGCAGACAATCGAAAATTCGAAGATACGTTGTGTGACGGAAGAACCCTTGAAGTAAATCCCGATGTAATAGCAGACTTTCGGGAAATGCCATTTCAAGACGAATCATTTTACTTGGTTGTCTTTGATCCTCCACACTTGCGGCACGCAGGGAAAGAATCGTGGTTGGCCAAGAAATACGGAATTCTAAGCGATGACTGGAAATCCGACATTTCAAAGGGATTTTCTGAGTGTATGAGAGTGCTCAAGCCAAACGGAACGCTTGTGTTTAAGTGGAACGAGGAACAAATATCATTGCCGGAAATATTGAACGCGATTCCTTACAAGCCGCTGTTTGGCCAAAAGAGAAGCAAGACGCAATTCCTTGTATTTTTCAAGGAGGCATCACGGGGAATGAGCTGATAATTATGGAATATGAAACAGAGGTCGTTGTCAGTCTGAAAGATAACATCATCCCGAAACTAAGACCAGTATTCAAAGATCGTTCAAGAACGCACGAGATCATGAAGTCTGGGAGAATCGGGTTCAAATCGTCCTTTACCGCGATAAGAGATGTGTTTGACATTATTGCTGATGATGATTGTTCGATAGTAGTTATCCGCAAGTTTCACAACAAGCTACATAAGACGGTCTACAAAGAAGTTTTGAGGGCAATACGGATATTGTGTCTGCCCTTAGATGACTTTAAGATTACCGTATCACCGATGCAGATAACCTATCTGCCGAACGGGAACACAATATACTTTACAGGCAATGACTCGCTTGATGATACCAAAGGAATGATTGATGATACCAAGCCGATCAAATATGTTGACATCGACGAAGTGAATGAGTTTTTTGACAGGGGAGAGGGCGAGGACGAACTACTCAACATAGAGGCGACTTTTTCCAGAGGAAACAACGGAATATTCCAGATGCTCTATAAGTTCAACCCTCCAAAGAACCCGAACGCGCCTGTCATGAAGTGGCTCGAAAAGATGGAAAAGCGTCCTGACTGTAGAGTCACGCACACAGACTATCGAGACGGTCCGCAGGAATGGGTTGGCAGGAAGTCAATCGAATCCGCTGACCAACTCAAGATATCGGACCCGAAACTGTATAACTGGCTCTGGCTGGGCTTTTGTATCGGCATCGATGAATTGATCTATTACATGTTCGACAAGAACATTCACATCAAACAGCCTCCGACAGATGAGCGCAACAATCCGATATCTCCGGACACTGTCGGCATTGGCATTGATTACGGACAAATGAACGCGACAACCTTTGAGGCATTCGGCTTATGGACGTCATTAAAGAAAGTGGGTGGAATTGGTGAATATTATCATTCGGGAAAACTTAGCGGACATCAGCGAAGCCCGTCTCAGTACGCAAAAGACTTTGTTGCTTTCGTTGAGAGAATCGAATCCACCTATGATTGTATCGTTCGATACGCGTTTATTGATCCTTCGGCAAAAGGATTGGCAGAAGAAATCAAACGGGCTATTCCTCGAGTCATTATTAGAGATGCACAGAACGGGGTTGCTTTAGGGATATCACGGGTACAGAAGTGTTTGACATTCGGGGTGCTGACATTTTGGGAGCAGCCGGAACTGGTCAAGGAAATGGGGCTGTACTCATATGACAAGAAGTCAATTGAGAGAGGCACAGAACAACCGGTTAAAGAGTCAGATCACGCATGTGACGGCAGCCGGTATCTTATTATGGGGCTGTGGAAACAAATCAGACGGTTTCTGCCGTTTGACGATAAAGAGGAGGATTGAGCAAGTGGGTATATTTAGCAGAAAAAACAAGGAGGGTGAACAAATGAGAAGATTAGAAATAGGTGCAATTGTACGAGACAAGATTACTGGCTTTGTTGGAATGGCTACAGCGAAAACGTCTTATATAACAGGGTGTGATAGATACTACTTGACGCCCTCGGTTGACAAAGATGGTAAATGTCCGGACGGGAAATACTTTGATGAGGGAACGTTGGAAGTAATTGAAAACGGGCTTTATCCGGAAGATGTTCAAACTAAGATTGAGTATGAATCTGCCGCTCTTCAAAGATTTTGCGAATCAGCGCACGAAGACAGCGATTACGAGGAATACAGATTATCTTTTAACATTGACCCTGAATTATATACGGAAAGATATCGGCGCAAATACGGCCCGTCACGTCAGGGATATCCTGCGTGTCCGGCTAAAAGCGGCGGGCCACACGACAGCGATCCAACTATTTCAAACGGTGGAATAAAATAAATGGCAAATAAGGAGGAATGAGAAATGTCTTTAATCACATCTATCAAGGCATTTTTCAGCGGGGTGAAAAGCATGATTACTGGAACTGACCTTAAATCTATCGTAGGAGACAATGCCGCTCTATCCTCCGAAATGGCGCTCCGGATTACTTTATGGAGACAGATGTATGACGGTAAGGCTCCGTGGATGTCTGACAAACTAGGTATCTGCTCTCTTGGATTAGAGGGATCTATTGCCCGTGAGTTTGCCGATGTCTGCCTGAACGAGATGGAGAGCAAGACCAACAATGATCAATTGGATGTCATCTACAAGCAAGCTATTCGGGATCTGAACGAAAATCTGCAAGAGGGCATTGCTTTAGGGTCGTTCTGTATCAAGCCCTTAGGCGTAGCAGGACAGGTCGAATACGTCTCTCAAGACGACTTCCTGCCGATTGCCTACGATTCGCGGGGCAGACTGACCGATGTTATCTTCACGGAACTGCGCAGAAAAGGCGATACAACGTTTTATCATCGTCTTGAGCGGCACACAGTCACAGACAAGGGGCTTACCATAACCAATAAAGCCTATAAGTCATCCGGCAAAGATGATCTTGGTCACGAAATAGGCCTTGAAGCGTTCGAGGACTGGGCGAAACTTCCTCCGGAGATCTTCTATGCAGACTGGACACAGCCGGACTTTGGGTACTTCAAGAACCCATTAAAGAACCGGGTTGATAAGTCATTCAATGGCGTGTCGGTTTATGAATCTGCTGTTGAACTGATCAAAGAAGCAGACAAGCAATTCGGAAGATTGAAGTGGGAATACGAATCAGGAGAAAGAGCAATCCTTGCTGATCCCGATGCTATTCCGCAGCCGGGCAGTCCGGGTTATGCAACCAGACCCAAAGAGCGCCTCATAAGAACGCTGGGTATGGGCGGCAACGGCGACAAGGATATGCCGTATATGGACTTCTCTCCCGTGCTTCGCGGAGAGGGGTACATCGCAGGGCTTGATGAATACCTGAGAAGAATCGAAAAGAACGTAGGTTTAGCTTATGGCGATCTATCAAAAGAGGTCACCATCGAGAAAACAGGCATTGAGATTAAGGCGGCAAAGCAGACCAAATTTAATAGGGTAATCGCCATAGAAGATAATTTGAAAGACTGTTTGTCTGATTTGGTGGATGCCTTAGCATTTTACAGTCAATTGGACATCTCCGGATATGAATTCGAATGCACGTTCTCTGACAGCATCTTGACCGACACAGAAGCAAACAAGACTTCTGATCGTGCTGACGTGGCTATGGGTGCGATGGAGCTATATGAGTACAGAATGAGAACTTTTGGAGAGGACGAAGCAACAGCAAGATCACGCGTTCCCGCCTCCGTTAATGTTATGCCTGATACTTTCCCAGCAAAGCAGACAATGCCTTTCGGGGGTTCAGTATGAAATGTCCATACAACAGCAATCAAGTCACGATAAACCATGACAAGCCGCTGGAATACGAAGAACATTTATGTGAAGACGCAAGCGGGTGCCCCGAAGTGATGCATATGTGGCATCACGATTCGATTAATACAACTACATTTTATCAGCACGACTGCATCATGGGCGAATGTGGAGCCTATCAGGATGGGCGCTGTATAAGGAGATAGTATGAATCAGGGTGATCTTGAGTCTATTCCATTGGATGTTGAGCAGGCGTTTGGAGACTTGCAAGCTAGAATTATGGAAAACATAATTTACCGCATTAGAATCAATGGCTCTATAACCTCCTCTGCGGACTGGCAAATAACAAGGCTCCGGCAATTAGGAGAGAGCAACCAAACGATCAAGACAGCCATACAGGACACGCTCAAGCTATCCGACAAGGCAATCGATGACATCTATGCAACAGCGGCAAAAGCGGAGTACATCCAAAGTGCTGATCTGTATACCAAAACGGGCAATGTACCGATACCCTTTGCTGACAACACCGAACTACAGTCACTTATGAGCGCGGTCAAAACGCAGACCAAAGGCGAACTGATCAACATCACGCGAAGCATGGGATTTATTACACAGCAAGGCAATCAACTCAAGGCGCTTGACCTGACAAAATTCTACCAGCAGACACTTGACCACGCTATCGGGGACATCACATCGGGTGCATTTGATTATAATAGTGTCCTGCGTCGTACGGTTAAGCAGATGACCAATTCAGGGTTACGGATGATCGATTATGAGTCTGGATATCACAGTCGCGTTGCTGTAGCTGCTAGAAAAAGTGTAATGACCGGATTTTCACAGGTTATGACACAGATTAACAAACAAGTTGCCAACGATCTTGAAACCGATCTATGGGAAACCACATGGCATTCAGGCGCTCGCCCTGAACATATTCCGTGGCAAGGTAGGGTATTTAGGTGGAAAGGGTAAATAACAAAAGCATTATTATCTTTCGTTTTGTGGTATAATAGAAGTAAAAACGGAGGAAAGAAAATGCCGCGTAGAATGGGTGAAATAATTGGGAAAAGGTTTGGAAGATTAATTGTAACTGCCCTTGTTCAAGAGGACGGAGAAAAAAGAAAAAAGGCGCTGTGCCTGTGTGATTGCGGGAAAGAAAAGACAACCGCAATATCTTCATTAAGGCACGGTGACGCACTGTCATGTGGATGCCTACACTCCGAAAGAGTTAAAGAATCAAACTCAACACACGGAATGACCGGAACTCCTCTTCACAATGTGTGGAGAAGCATAAGAACCAGATGCAAAATCGTCAGCGACTACCATTATAAATGGTACGGCGGCAGAGGAATTGTACTTTGTGAAGAATGGGATAAAGACTTCGTTCCGTTTTATCAGTGGGCGATAAATAACGGGTATAAAAAAGGGCTGACCATTGATCAAATTGACAACAACGGAATTTACGAGCCTTCAAATTGCCGGTGGGAAGACAAGAAGATGCAGGCAAGAAATCGACGCACGAGAAACACAAACAAAACGGGAGTTACGGGAGTCCAAAAAAGAAATGATCGGACGGTTGATTCATATCGGGCTTCAATCTGTACTTCTGGCAAAGTCACCAACTTAGGCAGCTTTACGACAATTACGGCGGCGGCGGAAGCGCGAAAGCAGGCAGAACTTGAACAGTGGGGATTTTCATTAACGAAATAGGAGGTTGACATCGTGGCGTTTTATCCAGACCTTGTTGAAAGCACGGGGTACGGCACAGTGACCGGACTAAAGGGGGCTTCATGCTATCACGACATGATACCTTTTGTTGACGGCGCTTCCGTTCGAACATATACCGACGAACAACTCGACAAGATGAACGCTGACGAACTGAAGCCGCAGACCTATAACGGGAAAGAGTATACCAAATACGAGGCATTACAGCGCCAACGTCAATTAGAAACGAATTTAAGAGCCCAAAGACAAGAGATCAGCTTGCTTAAGCTAGGGGGAGGTAATCCACTGGACATTCAAAACACCATGTCAAGGTACAGAGGAACATCTGCTGAATACACGGGATTATCAAAGGCTATGGGATTGCCACAGCAGAGGGAACGGGTCACGATTGACGGACTCGGAAGGGTTACGGGAAAAAGCGCGTCGACAATCGCCAAAATTGAAAAACCTTTGTTCGTTCCTGCGAAAACACTGCAAGAAGCAGAGGATTATGCAAGGCAATTTTGTAGAACATCAGAAATATCATTCAAGGGTGTAGACATTGACATAGCGAACAAAATAAACGAATCGCTGAACAGCAAGTTTTCTACACTTGAAATGCAAAAACTCGAAAAGATACAAGCCGTTTCCCACTCTTCAAAACTCGGGAAAGCGGTATTCAAGAATGGAGGTATGGCAAGTTACGACACATCATACAATGGACTGTACCTCAACACCAACGCGTTGAAAGACGCAAAGACACTTGATGCACTGATAAAACAAGGAGACGAATCATGGGATTATGTCATGTCAAAGGTGGGTCTATTAAGCGGAGACAGTCTCAAGACGGTAGAGAAGTACATCAAGGCGGGTCGATCTCTCGTCGACGGTAAATCAGTAGACGGAATCATAACGCACGAACTGGGGCATCATGTCCATGTTACCTCGCTCGCTAAGATTGATCGTGGTCTCATGATGAAAGCCTACGAGTCAAGAGGACTTTATGATATCAACATCTCGGGGTATGCCTGCAAGAATGAACTGGAATATGTTGCTGAAAGTTTTTCGGCATACATCAAGGGAGAGGGAAGCAGAATTGATCCTGACTTGCTGAAATATTTTAGGGGGATCGAAAAATGATTGAGGACGGAATCGGAATAGCGACTGACTGGATACTTGAACAAATAATGAAAGAGGTCGACAAACCAGCCTGACAAGGAAAGCCGGTACCATAAGACCGGAACAGAAAGCAGATTCGAAAGGGTCTGCTTTTTTCATGCCCGATAGAACCCTAAAGGTTTGATCTGGCAACAAGGTAACGTGGGCCTTTAATTCACGGAATAAGGCGACGGCCATAAAACGGAGGTATTTACATGATCAAGATGAAATTACAGCTATTTGCAGAAGAAGCCGGTGCCGCGAATTCGGGTACCGGAACGGAAGCAGCCACGGCGGCAAAAACAGCCGGAGCAGAACCGGCAGCGGTCGGGAAAAATTACACGGAAGCAGAGATCGACAAACTGGTTGAGGAAAAATCAACCAAAAAGGCTGATGCTATCCGGCTATCTGTGTACCAGCAGAACGGCATGACCGAGGACGAAGCAAAGAAAGCTTTCGAGGACTACAAAACCAAAAAAGCAACTCAGGACGAAGCTGACAAGGGCAACCTGACAGCTATGCAGAAAAAGGCAGAGGACGCCAAAGTGGAGACCGAAAAGGTCAAGGCAGAGCGGTTCAATGACTTGATCGAAGCTCGTTCTGAATCTGTTGCTAAGGATCTTGGAATTGATCTGGCACAACTACCCTACATCAAACTGGACTTTTCAAAGGTAGGCAAGGATGACGCAGGCAAGCCCAAAAAGGACGACATCAAAGCCGTTCTCGAGGCTGCCCTGAAAGCCATGCCAAGCTTGAAAGCCAAAGAACCAGCATTTACGAAAGGCGTCGCGTCTACGAATGGCGGCGGCGCGTTAGGTACGGACGATGCAAGAATGCGAAAAGCGTTCGGCTTGCCCGCAACCAAAAAAGAGAAATGAGGATTTAAGAAATGGCTAATACAATTGATCTGATCACCAAATATACCGGAATGATCGACGAAGTTTATGAAGTCGAGGCCCTTACCACGGATCTTGACAGCGATATGGCCTTTGCTAAAGCGGGCGCAAACGCAAACGAGATCGCTATCCCGACAATGACACTGCAGGGGCTTGCTGACTACGGACGCAATACCGGATATGTCGACAGAACCATGACGTTTGAGTACAACACTGTCACATACAACTTTGATCGTGGCGGCAAATTCTCCGTTGATGCTATGGACGATGAAGAGACACAGGGGATTGCTTTTGGAATGCTCGCAGGAGAATTCGAGAGAACAGAAGTTGTACCCGAAGTTGACGCTTTCCGTTTTGCAAAGTATGCATCTCTTCACGGTCTTGGGCCGGCGGATGTTACCCTTGCTGACGGCGCTGCTGTTATCGCTGCGCTTCGCGTTGCTACAACGCAGATGAACGCGAACAAGATTCCGAAATCCGGAAGAATCCTTTATATTGAGGATTCCCTGTCTGGCTTATGGGAAGATCTTGACTCAACCAAATCCAGAGAGGTCTTGAAAAACTTCTCGAAGATCGTCGCTGTACCGCAGGATCGTTTTTACACGGCCATTGACCAGCTTGACGGCAAAACTGCCGGCGAAGAAGATGGCGGTTATGCCAAAGACGTTGCGGGAAAAGATATCAATTTCATGGTCATCCATCCGAAGTCCGTTCTGCAGTACACAAAGCACAAGGTTTCCCTTGTTGCCGGCGCTGACCAGAACTTCGACGCGGATGCTCTGACATATCGCTATCGTCTGTATGCTCTGTGTGATGCTTACACCAACAAGGTCGCCGGCATCTACCTGAACAACAAGGCAACCTGATCAATCAATGAGTGACCGGGGGTCGAAAGGCTCCCGGCCGTTTAATCGAAAGGAGATATTATGAGACGAGTTGGACTAATACCTGGTGAATCTACAGAGAAGATCGTAAAGATCCCGGTAAAGAAGATCCCGGTAAAGAAGATTGACGGTGAAACAATCGTGGTCGGAGTACATCACGAAGTTTAAGGAGGTCTATCATGGCTTTTGCAATATTGGCGGATTACACCGCTTACCGATCCGGTTCAACGAAGGTCATGACGGACACCGAATTTCCGTTTTACGAGAAACAGGCAGAGTGGGAACTAGGCCGTCAGACCGGCGGTCTTCTTCCATCTGTTACGGTTGCGTCAACGGTCGCCTCGATCATCGTTCTGAACCAGACTTACACGCTGACTTTGGCTGATCTGAAAGGATGTCTTTGCGAGATTGCAGAATATCTGTACACCTACGAAAAGACATTCAATCAGGCATTGGGCGGCTTGCTGACATCGTACTCAAACGATGGTCAATCCGGTACTTTCAACAGTGCCGGAATCACTGACGCTTCAAAGGCGCAGGCAATCCGGGGCATTGCAAAGAAGTACCTGTCCGGAACGATCCTCATGAAAATGGGGGTCAACCTGAGAAGCGGTATCACGT